TTGCATCTGCAATTGCAGTTGAGTTTGCGCCAGCGTCCATAGCTGTTGTGATGATCTCGTCAGTCTTACGGCCTAGAGCAGCAGCAGCAGATTGTGCGACAGCTTGACGCTCGTTGATATTGATTTTCAACTCGTCTAGCTTGTCGATGTACTCTGGTGCATAGTAGTCAGCCATTGTGACTTCTACATTGGTATGCGCCAGCTCCATTGCTGTTACATTGCCGTTGCGTGATTTAGTGTTTGCAGTACCAGCACCGATCTTTTGGAATCGTGCTGTTGAACCAGTCACATTGTTTGTACGAACAGTTCCGCGTAGCTTGGAACCCATACGTTGGTACGCCATGTGAACTTCTGATTCAAACTGCTTGATGAAGGCTTGGTCGATTGTATTAGCCATTTTACAGTCCTAAATTGAAGTTTCGGGTTACTACGGGTATCCGCTTTCCTCACTTCAACTTGGGTGTCCTTTCGGGCCAATCAGTGTACCACGGGCCGTGATGTCCTATCGTAAACACAATTTTCATCTAAATTGCAACGAATAAATTCAATGTACTTATAGTGACCAGCTTCTATAACACCTACTGGCTCAAAGCCTAGCCACACAGCCCAGTTTGCCATACCCTCATAATCTGACAATATTGTCATGGTCATGTGGTCTTGTGTCTTGGACAAAAAGTCTACTAACATTTTTGATCCACGAGCCAATAAATGATACTTATTCATTGCCTCATTCATAAAGAGAGCAAACATTTGTGGATAATCTTGATCCTCAGAGTACCAAAGACCACCAGCGAATATGATTGGGCCATTCTCCTTGCGAACAATATAAGCCTCAGATTGCTCATACATTTCGCTGATTGCTACTCGAAGATCGGTATAGCCCATAATTCTAAGCTCTCGACGATTCTCAGGTGACAGATTCTCTGCGATCTCATCTAAGTGAAAGGGACTAAGGGGGGTCATATAAAATGCCCCCCTTGTCAAAATCTTAGCTTCTGTAGATTTGCTTGAAGCCATCTTCAACCTGCTTTACAAAAGTTGGATCGCGCCGTGTGCTATCATAATAACGAGGGTCTTGCATCATTTGACGCAATTCAGCCTCAGTTGTTCTAGATACAGACTCTACATCCGCAGCAAATGATCCATCTTTCATTGCTTCCATCATAGTCTCTAAAGCAACAATGCCTTCAGAAGTTTCGCACATACGCTCAATTGCTGACATAGTTTCTTCTGGGAAAAACTTACTTGCCCAAGCTGACGCAGCGTCAATTCGTGCGCTTGCATTGTCACCCAACTTTGCAGTCTCAGCTTCAATGTCTGGTTGGCTACCAAGAACTGCTTGAGCGTACATCTCAATCCCTTGTTCAAACTCTTCTTGGCTATAGCCGTTTTCAAAAGAATGCTCTGACCACCACTTCAGCAAGTCATTATCTACAGACTCATCTGCATTAACACTATCTGGCAATACATAGTCACCAGCACTTTCTGGTCTATCAGCAAACGCTTCCTTCTGAATCTCCTCAAGGATTGAATTGCGAATGTCTTCATCCTTAGAGCCAAGTTTTGATTCAAGTTCTTTGTATGCTTTAGCTAGGTCTTCACCAGTCTTGTATTTCTCTGGCAACCACTCTGGACGCTCTGGTGCTGGCGGTGCTTCCGCTGCCTGAACGTCTTCTTCAGTTACAAAATCGCGGCCATCCTCGGCTGCTGCTTCAATTGCTCCCTCAGTACTCATTTGTTTTTACTCCGATGTGCATGATTGATACGATGTTCTAGAAGGCCAACTAAGTAACGCTGCCCTTCTATATGTCTCAACTCTTCCGTAGAAACATTAGGGCCATTCACCATCTCAATTGTTATCGATCTAAGATAACGTAACACCTCGGCCCCTGTAGGTGTGCTGAAGATTTGAGCTATATTCTTACTAATATTCAGGTCTGCTTCCGAATTACGCTGAATACCATCAATCCCAATATTAGCCTTGGTCGCCAAGTTGCATCCCCTGTTCTTGTGCTATCTTCTGTGCAATTGCAGCAATCTGTCTACGCTGATCTTCATCGCGTATTAGATTGTCTGGAACGCCAAACTTCTTAGCTAAGTGTACCGCAGTCTGCTCCCCATCAATCAGAATCTGCAACATCTCTGGGCCAAAGACCCCACCAACTAGCTCTAAGAATCGAGCAACTGTTGATATGTCCTGATTGGCTTGAGCTTGCGCTAGTGGTGAAATCGACTTTACACGAACCTCACGCCCATTAACTGTTGGTAGCTCAATACGCCCCTGCTTCTTTAGAATATAGATGACCCGTTGAAGAACTGGTTGAACCAACTCAGACTGCAATCGCCCAAAGGCCGCGCCCATTCTCTTGGCTAAGTCACCCATACGCTCCGCGACTTCGGTTGCAGAAGCTGGTGTTTTATTGGGATCGCCAAGCATATTCATATAGAGAGCTTCACGAATATTGTTGCGCATGTCACCAAGGACAAGTTGAGCAACATCAAAACGACCCGCTGCATTTATAGGTTGTAAACCTGTGCTTCCCATAGCCTTTGGAATGATAGTCCCTGGCACTAAGCTAATAGTATCAGGGTTAATCACCCCATCATCTTCCATCTGATAGATTCCAGAAATCGACATTTGTGCATTCTCAAGAATCATCTCAATGGTAAGGTTGGTTGTTTTGATTGCAGACAATGCGTTAAGCAGTGGGCCACGACCATATACTTCACCAGAACACTTAGACCATCTAAAGCAAATGAAGGGATTTGAACCTAAGCCTTTTAGTTCTTTTTCGTGAAGGATTGTTTTCGTAGTCATACAGATTGCATAATGATAATGGGCTTCCTCATTACGCTTTGAGTAATCTCGACAAACTATTTCAAGAACATTTGTCTCACGATCCTTGCCCATAAAGTTCATAACCTTGGGGTCAAAGTTTTCTTTCTTGTACAGAATTGGAAGATCATCAAACTTAATCTTCTTACGCTCACGGAAAACGTGATCAATCTTACCGTCAGGGCCAGCATCCAATACAACATGTGGCAATGGAATCGCAGTAAAAATGACAGGATTAACCGCATCACCTTCTTCCACACACAGGATTCCTGTGCCAACTGCTAAATCCATGAATGATTCATGTACTTCTTGCGCAAAGTTAGAGTTATTAAGAACCTCAAAGACGTATTCAGTTACATCATCAAGCTCATTGTCTACATCTTCACGCTGATCTTTTGGCACTTCGCTGCCTGACGCTAGGTCAGCCCATCGTGCAAAGTTAGGAACTAGCCCAGATTGCAAGCGAGATGCAAACTCTTGCACCCCAACAACGGCAGTCTCGTCAAAAATCTTTTCATCTCGACGTTGCCCTGCCTCTTCATAGTAAAAAGACTCGCGCTGTGGCAGAGCATATTCATAACATTCCTCAAAAAGTGGAACCCAGTTTTCACGAAAAGCTTTCGCCTTTTCGTAACGCTTCATTTTTTGCTCTGCTATACCCTGCATCTTTAATCAAACCGCCCCATAAATCCTGAGCCACCAGCTTTAAACAAAGAGCGACGACCTGCGCCACCGCGCATACCTTTACCCTGTTCTTTCTTGGTAATAGCTTCAGAGATATCTTCACGTTTTTGTTTTGCTCTGCGCTCTATTTCATCGCGCTTTGCTGTCTCGGCTTCAACTCGCTCACTAGCCGCAGCTTTGTTTGCTGCTTCCTGAGGTTCATTTGTGCCGCCGCCGCCACCGCCACCAAAACACATAGCTTTCTCCTACAATCTTGACCAAAGGCTAGGCTTTCTACGCTTTACCTTGGTACTCTTAAAAACATCAAAGTCACGCTTTGCTACCACTGGCATAGCAGGTTTTTGCGTATTCATCAACGCTCGGCCTTCACCAGCCCCCAACATCATATATTGCAGGGCATCGTGGATGTGCGAAAACATATTCTTATCAGGCTTGTCGCTGTATCTTTCACCAGATACTTCCATGCGTTTATACTGATAACCACCCTCAAAGCCTTTGATAAGTTGCGCACAACGACGATCAATTAAAAAGGCTGGCTTCCCTTCTACCATCTTGGTCAACTGGGAAGAGACAGCCTCAAGACGAAGGTCAACAGAGTTGGAAGGCGCGGGGAACGCCCTCAAGCCAGCCCCACGCAGAATGTGAAAGGGAGTAGATTCATCAGTCTGCGCTCTAAAGTCACCAGCGGGATCACCATAGATAATAACCTCACTAGCCGCAGAAAACCGTGTCGCTAGTTCTTGGCGTAGAACTTCTGCGAATCTTACAATACCCATATCAATTGCAACAATCTCTTGCTGAATCAACCACCTGCCACGCACCTTCTGCCCGATGGTGGCGGCAGGGGTCAACCCAAAGTCCAAGCCAACATATACAGGGAGGTTTGCGGCTATTGGGACTTCTTCTTTTGATACATGTGCTTCGGCAGCAAACATAGGATAAATCGGCTTTCCGTCTTGGATTGCCCCCAACCTATTCATAACATAGACATCAATCCAGCTTTTTGTTTTACCCCGAATAAGATTTGGATAATAAGACTCCATCATATGGCGGCGATTCTCAGCCTTGTCATTCGGCTTATAGTCTTGAATGTCACCATCCTCGCCCTTCACTTCCACCATTCCAGATGGTTGAGTAAAGAATTCCCAGTTGTCAGGCTTTACTAACATCTTGGCTTGCTCACGAGGAATGTGGTCAGGGATTGGCACCTCGCCAGACATAATAGGCCACCAGTGATCTTCTTCTGGGGCGTTAGTGTCAGCAATGACGCCAGTCCAACTAGGGCCACCGTCTTTCATGCTAGGAAAGCGACCAACACGCATAGTACACGCATCAATAATAGACTTGGGTATCTCCCTAGCCTCATTGATCCAGATGCCAGTCAGTTCGAGAGAGAGGAGTTTTTTGACATCTTCAGGACGATCAAGAGCTAGGAAGATAACTTCGAGGTCTATGTCACCTTTTTTGATGTGGTGTGTATATGGGACTGACCAAGTGAATTTTCCCCAGCTTGTTTCTGGGAACCAGTCAAGCCATGTTTTAATAGTTGTAGTTCGTAGCTGTGGGTTTGTGTTCCGTATAATAGCCCATCGAGACTTTCGGATTCCGTCTGGGCCTTTCTTTTGCTCAAG